CAGATCAGTACAAATTGCTTGGATTTATGCCGGATCGCAGGTATGTAAACATGGACGGGTTGGTTCCGGGCGAAGAAATCACAGTTGGTTCTGAAATATGGATTCCGTTTCCGATAGTTCGAAAGCGGTATTCGCCCGGTGATGACACTGAACAATCGTGGAACTTCGGCGTGGCATACCGTAAGGTTACGGCGTAATGGCGACGTTTGGTGGCAAACCATCGCCGACTATACTTGGTGGCGATGCTTGGGAAGGTTACCAAGTTAAACAGGTTGATTCTCAAAATCTGCCGGCGCCGTCTAATGTTATAAATGACACCGCCAACCTTGATAATTTTCCTAATATTTCTGATATTCCTAACGGCGCATTTACGCCGGTAGTAGTATCAATTCACGTAAATACACAGCAAAATTATCGGGGTAAACGCGAGAAAAATCTTGTTGAAAATGGCGGCCCACAAGATGGAATGGATTATGGCTTTGATTGGTTCGAAAGAATCCATATCAAGCCGCAAGAAATAGCACTTGGCAATATAGTAAGCACTGTCACACAGGCGCTTGATCTATTCAATGCGTACCGCAACGATAGTCGAATTTGGACAGCTTTTATAAACAACGCTGGCGCTGGAATATCAGCGCTTAACCTTCCGTCACTACCGAAAACAATACCTAAACTTTCGTCATTTGAATTGACGATTGAGATTACACCGAATGGTCCGCCGACAATAGACGGAACACTTGATTTTACTTTTGACACAACTTCGTCTTCCATTCCTATTACTGGAACAAGAATAATTCTGTTTGGAATTCCGCCGTCAGGTGGATTGCGCGAAACGTTATCGTGGCTGACTGATATTATGCGCGGTGCAGATGGCACTGAACAGCGGCTGGCGGTTCGCAGATATCCGCGCCAGCAAATACAATTTGAAACCTTGATTTCCGATGATCGGCAGCGTTCTGAGCTAAATTCATTTTTGTTTGATTGGCACGCGCGGATATTCGGTGTTCCCCTTTGGTGGGATGCGCGGCTTATTTCCGAAAATGTATCGATAAGCGACACATCCGTTCGCGTAGCATCAACTGATAATGCGGATTTTCGTGTTGGTGGATTGGCCGCCATTATTTCATACGATGCTTCAGGTCGAAGAACAGCGGACACACTAGAGATTACCGCGGTGTCGTCGTCCCCAGCAACGATCACTTTTAGTTCGGGCGTAGAAAACGCCTATACCGCTGGACAGGCGGTGGTCATTCCTGTTGTCCCGGGGATACTTGATTCTAGAATTAGAAAAAGCCGGTATCCTTCTACAGCACAAAAAATGACGGTGTCGTTCGAATCATTAGACAATGACATTTCCCGGCTGACGGCAGATACCGCGGCTTTTTCACAGCATAACAGCAAGGCTGTAATAGACGATAAGAATTATATGAATAATGAACTTAGGGAAGGTCAGCGGATAACAACAACAATTCTTGACGGAAATACAGGTGAAATTGTTCAATATTCTGATGAAGATCGATCAACGTTTTTATCCCGTAAACGATGGAACGTGGAAACAGCTTCGCGTTTGTGGGAAATAAAATCCCTTCTGTACGCTTTACGTGGACGGCAGGTGTCCTTCTATATGCCGACGTTTAACGCCGATATAATTATAACTAGCGCAGTAATAAAAGGGGCTTCGTCAATTGATATTCAAAATATCGGATATAATCAGTTCATAAAAGATCGTGAACCGTTTACAACAATAGCGATTCGTTTCAAAGACGGTTTTGTTCCGGAAGGTAGTCCGCTGCAAGATAGCCCGGTGCAGTTTCCAACTGGCCGCGACTATTTATTTTTGGACATTAGCAGTTCCACAGAACTTTCCGCCGATGAAGAACGCTTGAATGTGACGCCAGCCATTCCAATATCGTTTGGTCCTGATGATATCGAACGAATTGAATTCATGATAGTGTCACGCTTTGACACGGATACTGTGGAACTGCTACATAGGTGGACAGATACGCTAGGCGAACAAATTGATAGTGAACTGAGCATTCCCACTGCGGGAGTTTATGACACCTAATGGCAACGCTAGCCGAACTCGAACAAAGCATTGAATCTTCGCGACCGATTGAACTGTATACGATCGTCGTTGGTTCGACAACTTACCGCTACACCAGTAGTGAAGGTTCTGTGTCGTTCGGCGGTTCTGATTACGTCCCTATTGCTGGATTGAAGCGGTCCAAAATAACGCAAGCAAAAGAACAAAAAAGCACTGTTATGACAGTGCAAATTCCGTCGGCTAACGATGTTGCTCAAGAATTTGTGGCCATTCAGCCATCAACACAAGTCACGATTCGCGTCAATCGAATTCAACCTGATGCTATTCCCGCGGCGTCATTAGTCATATTCGATGGGTACATATCCGGTGTTGCGTTCAAAAACAGAATCGCAGAAATGCGCTGTGTTCCGTTCAACGAACAGTTCAACAGAGAAACACCGCGGTTTCAGTATCAAGGTCTGTGCAATCATGTATTGTACGATAACGGCTGTACTATAAACGAAGCACTCCATAAATATTCTGGAACTGTTATCGGCATTGGTGATGGTACGCAAATCGATATCGCCGGGCTTCCTTCTGCTGACACACCTTATATCGGCGGCTACCTTGAACTACCAGATAAATCGGAACAACGATTGATCATCGATCAATCCGGCTCGGTGGTCACTATTCTACTTCCGTTCAAAGCATCGATCAGCGGTGGAACGATCGACGCCTATGAAGGCTGTGATCATACGCCGCAAACCTGCGCACGGAAGTTTAGTAATATACTCAACTACGGCGGTTATCCATTTGTGCCGACTTCGAACCCGTTCAATCTTACGCAGTTCACGAAGGAATAATAATGGCTTTCTTTGTTTACTTATTGGTCTACGTAGCTGCGTTTCTATTATCGGAATTGTTTAAACCGACACCGGACACTGAAAACGCTAAGCCGGCTGGTCTGGGTGATTTCAATGTTCCTACCGCGACAGAAGGTCGTGCTGTGCCGATCATATGGGGAACTGTTGAACTGGCGGCACCGAATGTTATTTGGTACGGTGATCTTCGCACGCAGCGAATTAGAGAAAAGATCAAGACGGGTATGTTTTCGTCCAAGAAAATAACCGTAGGCTATCAATATTATCTTGGCATACAGTTTGGATTATGCCGTGGTCCGTTTAACGGTCCGCACGACGGTCTATTAAAAATTCGCATAGATGATACGGTAGTATTTCAATCATCGCCGATTCACGCGAGCGGATCATTCGCCATAAATGAGCCAGAACTTTATGGCGAAGATGCGGGCGGAATTTCTGGAACACTGTCATTTTTCCCGGGCACAAGTTCGCAGGCGCGCAGTACCTATCTTGAGAATGTTCTACAATTTTCTCCGGATATACTGCCGGCGTATCGTGGGACCTGTTATATCATCGCCGAACAAATTTATGTCGGAAATTCGCCGTCATTGCGCCCGTGGAAATTTGAGCTTCGAAGAATACCGGACGGGCTTGGTCTAGCAACTGGCTCGCCGGGAACAGGTACCGAGCTTATTAATGGACGACATGCGAACCCAATGAATGTTCTGTTCGAAGCGCTCACGGATTCTGAATGGGGTCTATCAATAAACCCCGCATCGATCGATCAAAATACCCTGAAATCGCATGCACAAACGCTGTACGATGAGGGTATAGGATTTTCTGCGATACTCGATCGACAGCGAAAAGTGAAAGATATCATTGCCGAAATAGAACGTCTTGTTGATGGCGTATTGACTACCGATCCGGATACCGGCCTACATACATTCATTCTGATTCGCGAATCTGATATTCCTAGTCCGCTTTCTTCTTTACCGTTAGTCGACGAATCTAACGCCGCTAATATTGAATTCAGTCGGCCGGCGTGGTCCGAAACAACAAATTCTGTTCGCGTAAAATATTTCGATCCTGATCAGGATTACAAAGAATCCTTCGCTTTAGCACAAGACATGGCAAATCGCATTATACAAGGCGATGATGTCATTGTTACCGAACAATTCATGGGACTGAAAGATAAAGCAGCAGCGAATTTCATCGCGTGGCGCGATCTTCGAACACTCGCTTACCCATTAGCCAAAGTGTCGTTTATGCTTAAACGGGAATTATACACGCTAAAACCCGGTTCATTATTTAGATTTTCTTGGTCCAGTCTTGGTATAAGCGAACTTTTGATGCGTGTAAATCGCATTCAGGTTGGGAATGCCGACGATAATATGCTGAGCATCGACGCGATTGAAGATGTGTTTGTTAGTCAGGCCGCAAGTTTCGGAAATCCAATTGATAGTAATTGGACTGTGCCAACTCAAACTGTATCCGCTATTGACGCTGATGATCAGCTTATTTTCGAGGCGCCGAAGGCGATGAATGATCAGGACCCAGACGATCCTGAATTGCTTCCGCGGGTAGTGACGCTGGCCAGATTAAACAGCGGCGACGGGTACGAAGTTCATACCCAACAAGCCGCATCAAAATCCGCGCTTGGCGCGACATATACAGAGAATCTAGGTCCTGTTCCTGATTACGTTCGTGTCGGAACATTGCGAACAGCAATACCGGGTGCTGGTGGATCGCTTCCGGCACAAGGTGTCGGAGATATTTTCATTGATCCTTTGGCCGGCGACGATTTGTCGGAGTTAATAGATAGTGCCGCGCGAACAACCACGGACATGAATAATCTGTTAACACTGGTCTATATCGCGCCGCCCAGTGTTAATTCACCGGACGAACTTCGGGATTATGGTGAATTCGTCATCTATTCGCAGGCGCTCGAATCTATCGGGGGATCGCCACAGGTAACTGGGTTGGAACTTCGCAACTGTTATCGTGGGTGCTTGGACACAGTTCCGAAAGCATGGCCGGTGGGTTCCCGTGTCTGGTTCGTTGGTTTTGCCGGCGCTGGATTAAGTAGCCAAACATTTACGGATAGCTTCTGGGTTCGTGCGAAACTACTTCCTACGACACAGGAAAGCGGCGCGCTTCCGATAGCATCTGCGACACCAACTAATCCAATCGTTATTAACGATGGATTCAGGTATTATGGACCTATGCCGCCGGCAGAATTATTTGTTGGATCGCGGTATAACACTAGCGCAAGTTTTTCGGTTAGCGGAACTAACGCGTTCACGTTATCGTGGCTGCGTCGCAATTGGCGAACTGTTTTGGGCCTGAACAACATTCTTGGTGACAATAACGATGGTACTGATTTCGAACCGGGTGCGGCAGATTCTGGCGACGGGCTTTATTATCGCGTTGAAATATACGATGAAGCCAGTCCGAGTCAGGGCCTTATAATACAGCGTGATACGCCAGTTGATTCACTTACGAATAACAACGAACCATTCGACGTGAATGATATCATGGGCGCTGTAGGAAGCGCTTTATCTGGTACTATCCGCGCCGAAATTGAGGCGCGACATGCTGTAAGTAGTCCAGAAACAATATCGCGTGTTCGTCTTACACACTCGTTCGACTGGAATATAACCGGATTTAGCACAGCTAATCCAGACGCTGTATTTTTGGGACGGATTCCGTATGGAACTGTTGTGTCGCCGTCATTCATTTTAGATAAAGCTGGATCGCCGGGAAGTCCAAAAAGTATTCCATTGATAAATATTCGCATGGCTTATGGGGCGCGCTTGAACGACGGTCCCGGCACAGGAAATAACGGCCGAATATTTATTGTGAAAAATGGTGGTTCGCCCGGGCAATTGATCTTTGATGGTCAAGGGGTATCCCCGTACACGACTATACTCGCAACTAATATTTCAAACCCTGATGCAAGTCCATCTGAATGGCAGGGGGTAGCGATAACCTTTCTGCATTATCATCATACAGGCCGACCTATCTGGATCGCTATTCAGGATCAATCAACAAACCGGCTTCTGGCGTATGCCATACTCGAACCTTTGAACAACACTATTCCGGAATCGATAAACGTATAATGGCTAACTTTTATCTTTCAATAAAACACGTCTTGGATCACGAAGGCGAGTTTGTCAATAATCCGAACGACCCGGGTGGCGCTACAAACTATGG